GTTCGAATACACCCGCATTCCCGGAATCCGGGAGGACCCGCGACCTGCACTTGAGAATCATTCTCAATAGTGCACCCCTCGGCCCAAACCCCTTGCGGCGCAAGGGATCTCAGCGACCACTCCCCAAGCGCCTGACCAGCTCGGCTTGGAATGCCGCGCGCAGCTCGATCGGCCAGGCTTGGCCGTAAGCGTCGCTGAGCAGCTGGCTGATGGGGAAGGTGGCCCGGTAGTTGGGCTGGCGCGTGATGTAGAAGACCGTGTGAAAGCCACGGGGCAGGCCGCCGCCCTTGGGTCGCTTGCCAAGGCGGGCATAGATCCCCAGGGGCAGCCCACCAGGGCGTCCGATGAAGTAGTCCCGCTGACGCCGCTTGGCTTGTGAAGCAGCGGACCGCGAGACGTTGGCGGTGTAGCCCTGTTGACCGAAGCCGCCGAGGCGGCTGATCACTTGCGTGTAACTCGAGCCGGAGAGGTTGCCGTACTGGTTCAGGCGAAGTGGCGTGACGCCGGTCGGCACCAAGTAGCGGCCAGTAGGCAGCAGGCCACGGGATTGCAGCTGCCGCTCGCTGGACTTGAGGGGCCTGCCACCGCCACCGGCCATGGGCTGCAGGTAGCGGCCAGCTGGTGTGCCCTTCGATGCGAACTGCTTGAAACCCACTTCAACGCTGAGGTTGGTGGGCTTGGCGAACCGCACGTAGGTGCTGTTGAGGGTGAAGGACGTGGGTCGATCAATGAAGCGAGACATGTCCTGCTTCAGCTTGGTCTGTGCAGCCTGAGCCGAACGGGTCATTGCGCGCGCGGCCATGAAAGCCACGTTCCGATCCGTCAGCAGTTGGACGCGCTTGTCCAGCTGCCTGATGGCTTCCTCGACGTTGGTGGTGACCTGCAGCAGTGCCATGCGCCAAGGGTAGGGCGCGAGCCGGTGGTGGTCGATCGAAATGGCGGTAAGGGCTCCTGTCAACCTTCCAACCACGCCAACGTTGCCCCTATAGCTCCTTTTTCCCTGCACCCTCTCTCTATTCTATAGAATACTACTAAGGTTAGAAGGTTAGAGAGGATAGGACACCCCTTGAAGTAACAGGGATTTTTGCCTTCCAACCTCATCCGGGAGGTTGGACAAACACCCATTTGTTCCGACCTTCCAACCATGCGCGCTTCTTTTCGTATCCCAGGTCTCTCATGATCGACGCAACCTGCATCTGGTCCGCGCGGCCTTGGCGCTCGACCGGCTTGCTGATCGCCTCGGTCAGCAGTAGCTCGCTGGTGATGGGTCGGCCGGCATTGCGCGGGGCGCCGAGCCACTCCTGGATGGCCGCCTTCCACGGGCTGTCCACCAGGTAGGACTGGTTTTCCTGATCCACCTGCTGGGAGTGCTGGGCGCCGAGGTGGTTGGGTTCGCCGGCCTTGTAGGCGGCAACAGCTGCGGACCAGATGGCATCGCGCTCGAGCAGCAGGCCATCAACGGGGATGTGCGGCGCGGTGGTCACGGGGATGACCCAGAAGCGGCGGTTGCCGGTGTCGTCGACCAGGAAGCCGGTGTCCCGGTTGGTGCTGCCGACGATGATGGAGCGGCGTGGGAACGACTCGGTGGTGCGCTGGTAGGGCGCGCGGAACATGTCGGTCTGCTGCGTAAGGAACGCCTTCACCTGACCGGCGTGCTTGCGGCCGGTGATGTGATCGAGCTCGGCCCACTCCATCAGCCAGGAGCGGTGGAGCACCATCAGGTCATCCTTTGAGCCGATGTCGCGCAGGGCATCGGAAAACCAGAGGCCGCCGAGGTTGCGCCAGAAGGTGGACTTGCCGCAGCCCTGCGGTCCCATCAGGACGCAGGCGGAATCGTGCTTGCAGCCGGGCTCGAAGATGCGACGGACGGCAGCGATCAGGGTGGCCTTGAGCATCGCGTCGTAGAGGCTGCCGGGCTGATCGCCGGGCCGCAGGTATGCGGTGGCGAGGTGGTCGATCGGCACGGGTGGCACATTGTCTGCGACGTGCTCGAGGTATTCGCGCACGGGGTCGTAGGGGTTCTCGACGGCGACGACGTGCACAGCGTCGGCGGCGAGCTCCTTGGTGACCTTGACGCCATCCTGCGCGAGCTTCAGGTAGAAGTGCTCGATGTGCTCGATGGGCTTCTGATCAAGCTCGATGGCCTGGGTGAAGGTGTTCCAGCGCAGGCGATCGGCCATCTGCTGGCGCAGCAGCTGGAGCAGCTCGTTGGATTCGAGCTTGAGAAGCTTGCCCTGCGACGGGGTGACGGTGGGATCCGCCTGCGCGGCCTGGCGCTTGGGCGGTGCTGGGGTAGGCCGTGACGCCTTCTGATGGCCGGCGAGATGGGCGAGGGTGCCGAGGGTGACGCCGTGGCCGTTGAAGGTGGCCCACTTGGCTTCGCAGGCACCGGGCTCGAACTTGCCGGAGATGGCTGACCATTCGATCCAGTCGGCCAGCAAGCTGTCATGCCCGACGCTGTGCAGTGCCATGCCGACCTGAACCCAGCGGTCGTAGTCGTCGGCCTCGGCAGATGGGATAGACGCGAGGTAATCCCGTGCGCGGCTGGCGTCGGTGTCCGGGAGGCGCAGCAGGGGTGCGGGCTCAGGCTGCTGGCGCTGCATCTGCTGGAGCAGCAGCGATGGCGCCTCGGCTAGTGGGAGGCTGCCGGGGCCGCGGCCTTTGAGCCAGCGGTAGGCGCCTGTGATGGGGTGCGCGCCTGCGACGACGGACTGGCAGCCAGCCCAGCGAAGTTCGAGCTGCTCGCCCTTGATGGAGGATCGCAGCTTGGTGGTCTTGATGGTGGTCCAGAAGGGTTCGGGCACCTGGTAGATGATCTGGAGGCGCCCGTCACGGCCGGAGGTGACGGCCCAGGACTTGGGGAGATCGCGCAGTGGTGCGCCGAGCTGTTCGAGCACCTCGGAAGCACCGAGGCCGTCGTGATCAACGAAGAGGAGGCCACCGGACTGCGGGCCGGCGATGACGCCGATCGCAACGGCACGGCCGGCCTGGATCTCAGCTGTGAGATCGGCGCGGCTGATGGGGTGCTTCTGCCATTCGGGCTGGTAGGGGCGCTTGTCGTGACCGACGGCGACGAGCGCCCAGTTGTCAGGGAGTGCAGCGAGCTGATCGAGGAGAGTCATTCATGTGGCTCATGCGCTGCAGATGTTGGGCGAAGGTTAGCGAGGTTGGCAGGTGGCTGTGACGATTTGCAGAGCGTCACCCACCGATCGGGCAACGCCGGCGATGCCACCGGCGAGGTGGACGGCATCGCGCCAGCTGCGCTGCTGCGGCGTGAGGCGGCCCGTGGGGGTCTTGATCTCGATGGACGTGAACACGGCCAGGGTGGTGCCCACCATGTCGGGGGTGACCACGATGGTGCGCCAGCCGATCAGATCAGCGGAACCGCGTGCCAGGCCGAAGGTGACCAGCCGGCCGGTGCGGGGGTCGGGCAAAGCCCCGCACTGGTTACGGAACAGTCTGGTCTGCGGATCGGTGCCGAGCGCGAGGCGGATCTGCTGCTGGAGGGTGGTCTCATTGTTGGGCACAGTGATGATCCAGAACGCGCTGCAGGGGAATCATCGCCACCTGCGGCACGACGGCGTTGCCTAGTGCCTTGAGACGGTCCACCCGACCGGAAAGCCCATCATCTCCTCGACGAAGGACGGGTTCAGATAGGTAGCTGCGCCAGTCGGGATTGAGTCGTCCCGGAGCATCGCCCCAGCCAGTCCATCCCGTTCCGCTTGCGATGGCGGCAAGCTGGCGTTCTTGCTGTCGTTGGTGGTGGGGGTGGGCAGGAGCCTCACTGCCGCCGGCAGGCCATTCCTCGGATTGTGTGGGTCGAAGTTGCCCCGCTTCTCCGCATCGTTGGCCTTGGGCGTGGGCAGCGCCCAATTTTCTGTGTTGCTCAGCCCTTGCTGCGAGCTGTTCGGGCCTCGACGCTTCCACTCCTGCGTGGTTGGCGTAGGCAACGCACCACCACCGATCGCGCCGATGGCAGGCGCCCACATCTGCTGCCGGAATACACGCCCACTCAGCATCAAACCCTGCCTCGGCCAGCGTTCCGAGTACACAGTCCATTCCGTTAGCAGTGATCGCTGCGACGTTCTCCAAGACAACGTATCGGGGCTGTACCAAGCGAACGACACGCATGAGTTCGTAGAACAGCCCCGAGCGGGTGCCTTCCTTGATGCCGGCTTGCTTGCCTGCGGTGCTGATGTCTTGGCAAGGGAAGCCACCGCAAATAACGTCAGCTGCTCCCGCTGCGGGGAAGAAGGTGGTGATGTCGCCATGAATGGGTGTGTCGGGGAAGTGTTGGGCAAGGATCTGCTGGCAATAGGGCTCCCATTCAACGAACTGCACGGTCTGGAAGCCGCCAAGCCAGCGGGCGGCAAGCGAGAAGCCGCCGATTCCGCTGAAAGTGTCGATGATGCGGAGGGTCATGAGCTTGCCCTCTGCTGTCGGGCGAAGTGAACGTGTTTTGCCCAGGCTACAGGGTTTTTCATGCCACGCTGCTGGCCGAGGTGGATCAGCTGCTGAAGGGTGCGGGCTTGCCCTTGATCGCGGCGGTGAGCGCGCTGCACAGCTTGCCGAGCCAGCTCCTTCAGCTCACCATCCTGCTGGCGGATTGTGCGGGGCGGTGGCGCGCACGCTGCACCGCAGCACGGGCACACTGGCGCGGGCTTGAACGCAGCGAAGCAGCTCTCGCAGGTGCGCACCGCTGGAGCCGATGGGCCGCCCTTGCCGGTTCGTCGCCGGGCATCATCCAGCGACCATGTCCGTACATCGTCCGGGAAGCCATGGCGGTGAACATTGCCAACATGGTCGAGGATGATTGCCACTTTTTTGTCAACTGCCGGCCTGAGCACGCGGCCGACCTGCTGGAGGTAGAGCCCTTCGGATTGCGTGGGACGCAGCAAGATGGCGCACCCGACAGATGGCACGTCGGTGCCTTCTGAGATCACGTCCACCGACACGAGAACCTGTAACGCGCCAGTAGCGAGATTGTTGATCGCAAGTTCACGATCCTGAACGGAAGTAGTACCAAGTACGGTCTGCGACGTGATGCCGCTGGCGCGGAATTGTGCGGCGACGTGCTCAGCGTGAGCGGTGGTGCAGCAGAAGGCGATCGCGCCGCAGCCGCGGCCAAGGCGTTGATAATGCTCAATTGCGTCGCCGGTGATGGATGGCTTGTCTAGCTCGGCTGCGGCTTGCTCTGGCGCGTAATCGCCTGATCGGACTCGCAGATTCGCCTCTTGGAATCTGATTTGGGGTGAGTAGATTCGCGCCCTTGTGAGGAAGCCTTGTGCAGCCAGATCCTGCATCGAGGGACCGAGCACAAGGCGATCAAACATTGCACCAAGGCCGCGGCCGTCACGGCGCACCGGGGTAGCGGTGACGCCAAGGCGAAGGGCATTGGGCCAGTGGTCGAGGATCTGCGACCACGTGCCGGCGACGGCGTGGTGCGCTTCGTCAACAACGACGAGATCGGGCTGCCAGGTCTGCAGCTTAAGGCGGCGGGCGAGTGTCTGCACCGACGCGACTTGCACCGGGTGATCCGACGGCTCGAAGCCAGCGGCGATGACGCCATGCTCGACGCCGGCCCAGGTGAGCTTTGCGCTCGCCTGACGGATCAGCTCACGCCGGTGGACGAGGATCAGCACACGACGACCACGCTCGACGGCCCCAGCAGTGATGGCGGCAAACACGATGGTCTTGCCACCGCCAGTGGGCAGCACCAGCAACGGCGCGCGTGCGCCTGAGCGGTAAGCCGTGCGCAGATCGTGTATTGCGCGGGCCTGATAGTCACGAAGCGTGAGACTCATGGGACTTGACCTGAGCTGCCGGGAAGCAATACCAAGGCGAGCGGCCCGATGCTAGCCGGCAGGGCAGGAAATACTTAGAACTACTGGGGGAAGGGATGAGAAGCCGGGAAATCGTGGTAAGTTCTGGGAGCATTCACTGCGGCCTGCCTATGGAGATCGCCGACTACCACCGCCACAGCGCGGTATCGAAGAGCCACCTCGACCAGGTGGCACGCAGCCCGTTGCATTACTGGGCGGCGTACCTGGACCCCAACCGCCAGCCACGCGAGGCAACGCCTGCGATGGTGATCGGCTCAGCCGTGCACACCCACGTGCTCGAGCTCGACACATGGGATCAGCGCTACGTCACCTGCCCTGAAGGCATCGACCGGCGCACCAAGCAAGGGAAGGCCGAATGGGAGGCGTTCTCTGTGGCCAGCAGCAACCGCACGGTGCTGAGCAAGGCCGACGCCGATCTGGTGATGCGGATGGGTCAGGCGATCTATGCGCATCCTGCTGCGGCGTTCCTGTTGCAGCGTCCCGGCCTGGCCGAGCAGACCTACCTCTGGACGGATGAGGCGACCGGGCTGGAGTGCAAATGCCGGCCGGACTGGATGACCACCGACGGGCAGCTGATCGTGGACCTGAAGACCACCGAGGATGCGAGCCCGGCCGGGTTCCGCAAGTCGGTGGCCAACTTCCGCTACCACGTCCAGGCGGCCTGGTATCTCGACGGACTCGAACGCGCCACCGGCCGCCGGCCCGAGCAGTTCATCTTCATCTGCGTGGAGAAGAAACCACCGCACGCGGTGGCGGTCTATGCCGCGAGCGTGGAGATGGTGGCCACCGGCGCGATCACGGCCGAGGGTGATCTGGCCCGGCTGGCGCTGTGCAAGGAGTCCGGCGAATGGCCGGGGTACTCGAACCAGATCGAGGTGCTCGACCTGCCGCCCTGGATGCGGCCGCGGCCGGATGGCTCGGTGCCTGCAGCGCCAGCCGAGATCGAGGCCTTCTGATGGATCAGATGGCCAACCTCATCGTGATCGCGATCACCAACTCGTGCGGAGCGATCTTCCTGCAGCACATCACCGACGCGTCGCTGCTCACGGCGGCCGCCGGTTCGTTTTTCATCCTGATGGCACTTAAGTCATGACCCAATCCACAGCACTGACCACCACGCAGGGCAGCGTGTTCTCGGGCATCCAGGCGTTCGAGGATGCGCAGCGCATCGCCAAGGCACTCGCCAGCTCGACGCTGATTCCACCGCAGTTCCAAGGGCAGCAGGGGTTCGCCAACTGCCTGGTGGCGCTGGAGATCTCGCACCGAATGCGGATGAGTCCGTTCCAGGTGATGCAGAACCTCCACATCATCCACGGCCGCCCCAGCTGGAGCAGCCAGTTCATCATCGGCCTGGTCAACGGCTGCGGCCGGTTCAGCCCGCTGCGCTACGAGATGACCGGCACCGGCGACGGCCTGGCCTGCTATTGCGTCGCCACCGAGCTGGCCAGCGGCAACGATCTGAAGGGACCGGCGGTGAGCATGGCGATGGCGAAGAAGGAAGGGTGGGCCACCAAGAGCGGCAGCAAGTGGCAGACCATGCCCGAGCTGATGATCCGCTACCGGGCCGCGGCCTTCTGGGGCCGGCTGTACATCCCCGAGCTGCTGGTTGGCATCCAGACCGAAGAGGAAGTGGTGGACGTGGAGCCGGTGACGGTGCGCGCTGCCGAGCCTCAGCAGCCGAAGGCGAGCCTGGAAACCCTGAACCAACAGATCGCCAACCCACCGCCGGTGGTGATCACACCTGTGGAGGAGCCTGCTGATGACGAGATCTTCTGAGTCTGGATACCTGACACCGCGCGAGCTGGCTGCGCGATGGCGGAACATCGTCTCGCTCAGCACGCTCGACAACTGGCGCAGCAGCCAGAACCGTGGCCCGCGGTTTGTGAAGATCGGCGGCCGAGTTCTCTACCCAGTGGTGGAGGTCGAAGCCTACGAACAGCGCAACCTGCGCGGCCTGCCTAACAACCCTTCGCAACCCAACCGATGACCTTCAAGCTGAACCTGTCGATCTTCAAGAGCACCAAGCCTGACAGCAAGGTCGACTTCACCGGAATGATGAACGTGAAGGTGGAGGAGCTGGACGCGTTCTGCGCGTTCGTGATGAGCCAGACGCCGGACCAGTATGGCAGCGTGCAGGTGCCGATCAGCGGCTGGAAGAAGACCAGCAGCAAGGGTCTGGCGTATGTGAGCGCCGTGGCGCAGCCGCCGCGCGACTGGGTGCCGCCTGTGAGCGCGCAGAGCGCCGCGCAGAGCCTGGCCCAGGCGGTGGATGGGGAAGTGCTGGATGTGGATCTGTTCTAGGAGTTCATCAGCTCGCATTCGAGGCGAGCGATCTCGTTGACGGCCTGCTGCAGCAGCTGCTGCTGGTAGCAGGCCTGCTTGAGGAGAGCAGCAGCCAGAACGCCTGCGTCCTTGCTTTCGAGCAGGGCGCGGGCTTGTTTTTCGATGGTGAACTGCTGCTCGGTGGTGAGCTCCACCGCCATCCACTCGCCGAACCGCATGGTGCCATAATGGCGGGGTACCTTGGAATTATACCGATGGAGTGTCCGCGGTGCACCAGCGGCGAGATCAGGACGATCACGACCAACGGCAAGGAGGCCGGCAGGGTGACCCGTCAGCGGAGGTGCCTGAAGTGCCGGCACACGTGGTACACGGTCGAGCTGCCGGTGAGCGTGGCAGTGATCGGCTGGACACGCGGGACGGGGAAGTCAGTGCCGGTGCTGCGTGTGCCTGTGGACTTGGCGGTGGGCAAAGAGGCCGTGTGAAGAACTGTCACAGCGGGATGGCAGGTGCCCCGTGGGCGGGGCATACTTAGGGGACCGGAGGCGATCAGTCCTCCACTCGGCAGCCCAGAGGCTGCGCTGAACATGCAGGATCAGATCATTGCCCTGATCGCTCAGTTCAATGCTGAGGCTCATGACATCGCTCAGGAGCTGCGCGGCAGCCTGCCTCACAAGGATCCGGGCCGTTACCTGGAGCTGAGCCGTCGTCACGGCGAGCTGCTGCGCTGGATCGAGTCCTGCCGAGGGCATCTGGCCTGAGCCTCCGGGCTCCCACACCACTCCACCCATGCTCACCACCACCCTTCTGGTGATCTGGAAGCTGCTCCTGCCGCTGCTGGTTGTGGTCGCAGTGATCGACTGGCTCACCGCCTCTGACGATCGCCGCGTTCGCATCCTGCGCCGCACTGGTCTCAGCCAGCTGCAGATCGCCACCCGCCTCAACATCACCCGTCACCGCGTCCGCCGGGCGCTCGCATCATGATCAACCGCATCAACAACACCATCTGCTTTCTGATCGCCGCGGCCGTGTTCGCGATGATCGGCCTCGATGCCAGCAACCAGCCCGGCATGACCCACAGCGGCACGCAGCTGGAGGTGCGCAAGTGACCCGCCCACGCCGCTTCTACTTCCAGATCAAGTCCGCCAACATCATCGAGTGCATCACGGCTCACAGCTTCACCGAGGCCAAGCACCTGGCCGCAAGCGAATGGCTGCCGTGGTGGGACCAGATCGAATGGCTCAACCCTGAAACCGTCACCGACCCGTCCATTCATGCCTGAGATCACTGGAGCGATGCTGCCCTTCATCTGGGCAGAGGATCCATCACCAGCGAAGCTGGGCGATGGCATCAGCCGGCCGAAGCCCGGCAGCCGCACTCGCGAATACAAGCTGATCGTCTACCCGACCGGCGCCAGGCCGCTGACGTGGATCACACGCGCGGAGACCAAACGGCACGCGATTCGCTACGCGCAGAACCGCTGGCCGGGTGCTGACGTGGAGGCGGCGTGATGTATCTGCTCATCTGGGTTCTGCTGATCGCCACGACTGCGCTGGTGATTGCCAACCATCCCTGGCTGGCGCTGATGGCTCTGACGCTCTGTTTTACGCTGAGGTGCTGCTGCAATGACTGACTTCTCCCCCGCCGCGCAGGCGGTGTTTGATGCTGCTTTCTCTGCCTATTGGTCTGCCGAACAGGAAGCCCCCAACGACGAAGGGATGATTGCCGCCGCCGCCCTGCGAGCTGCTGCGGATCAGGTGGTGCCGATAAAGGAGGAGCCAGCCGAACCGCCTGGCTATGGAATCGGGTATGAGCCTGCTGAATATGTGCAGGACTGGACCCGCTGGCATGTCCGCCGCCAACTCCGCCACAAACTCCTCGGCATCGCCGCCGAGCTGGAGGGTGGCAATGACTGACTTCCGTGCGCTGTGCGCTGAGCTGGCGAAACAACTAGAGGGATGGCAGTGCTATGCAAGCCCGGATGGCCCCAACGCTGAGGTGCTGGCCCGCGCCCGCGCCGCCCTGGCCCAGCCCAAGCCGCAGGGGCCGACGGATGAGGAGCTGGACGAGTTCGCTATCTACTGGTGGGGGTCTGAAACCGACGAGCGTTCAGTCTCCGATGTGATCGAATGCGGAAGCATGGCCGCCTACGCCCAAGCTGCCCTCGCCCGCTGGGGCCGCCCCGCCATCGAGCCGGTGCCGGTGAGTGAGCGCCTGCCAGGGCCGGAGGATTGCGATGCTTAACGCCCTGCTCACCCTCGCCCTGCTGCTTGCTCTTGGCGCAGCGGTTGAGCTGTGCATCAAGGCGATCTTCGTGCGCCTGCTGCCGTTGCTGCTGAGGTTGGGACATGAATGACCCCATCCGCGCCAAGCTGGAAGCGCTGATCACCGACAGCGGCACCTACCGTCAAGGCCAGCAGGATGAACGCCAGCGCCTGCGCAGCTTGATTGATGTTCGCATCGACCAGTTGCGTGGTGTCGTCGGCATCCGCAACCGGGAGCAGATGTGCGCTGAGTTGCTCCAGCTTCGCCAGTTGATTGACCCATGAACCACCGCATCAGGATCGACCAGCAGCGCGCCGACATGATGGAGGCGCTCTACCAACGCAGCGGCCGCACCTGCTGCACCTACACCGGGTTGTGGGAGGAGTTTGCGCTCGAGATGGCCGCCAACTTCCGCGATACCTACTACCCGGAACTGCTTGATCGGGTGTGCGCCGCGATGGATGCCACCGGCTCGGTGATGACGCAGAAGCAGGCGCAGCAGGCGATCGAGGTCTGCCGCCAGCAGCTGCTCGGGGAGCGTTGGCGGTGAAGACCGACACGTTCACAGCGCCCGGTCTGCTGGTGGTCCGTCAGTGGGACCGCTGGAACGGTGCGCTGTTCATCGCGTGGAAGCCGAGCGTGAGCATGGCGTTTCGCGCGCGGAAGGAGCTGCTGAAGTTCGTGGCCTGGCCGACCAAGACACCGACCGGCGATCGGTTCCGCGAGTGGCTCAACAGCTTTGAGGAGCCGGCGGCAGCTGAGGCACCTCCAGCGCAGCCGCTATCGCCTGAGCTGCTGGCCACTGGTTTCGGCCCGGAGTGCCACCTGGATGAATCCGACCCCAACTACAACACCCGCACGGTGATCTGATGACTGACCCGATCAACCCAGACCACTACAAACAAGGCGAGATCGAGTGCATCGAAGCAATTGAGGCTGCTCTGACGCCTGAGGAGTTCCGCGGCTACTGCAAAGGCAACGTGATCAAGTACACCTGGCGCGAGCGCCACAAAGGCGGCGGTGAGTCACTCGCCAAAGCGCTGTGGTATCTCCGCCGACTTCTCGCCAAACTGGAGCCATGTTCTACCTCGCAGGGCTGAATCTGATCGAGCGGCTGGCGCTGTGGATCCTATGCCGCAGCCCGCGCACCAGCTTGGTGGTGGTGAAGGAGCACGCCTGGCCGTCGGTGTTTGTCGCCAGTGATCCGCGCGATCCGGTGGCGGCGCACGTCACCAACGGCGAGGTCGAGCCGCTTTCGATGCAGCTCGAGCGGTTGTACCACCAGCCGGCGTACGGGGAGGAAGAATGATCAGCCTGCACGCCGGCCGCCTGCTGCTGGTGTGCAGCCGCTCCAGCCGCACTTGGCACGCGCATGTGGTGCTTGGGCCGAAGCCTGAATACCAGCTTGAGGCCGACACCAGTACCTCGAAGCTCTATGAGGCGCTGCAACGTGCGCAGGTGATCTATCAGGAGGCGGTGGCCAGCATCCGGCCAGCCGACAGCCAGCGGATGTGCTGGGATTGCATCCAATGGGATCCGCGGTGCAACTGCTGCGAGCTGGGCATCCCAGAGTGCCGGCGCAGCGGCGGCCGGTTCGCGCCACGATGCGAGATGTTCGAGGCGGTGCGATGAGCGAGCCTGAAGTGATCAGCCGGCTCGATCGCGACGGCGGCTACATCGAGACGCTCGAGCCTGCTGGTGGCGGCGAGCTGTACTACAGGAGCTGCGCGAGCGGTTACTGCCGGTACAGCTCGGACCTGTGGCAGGCGGAGCTGTACCTGACCCATCTGCTGGCGCGATGACCCTCTCTGAAGCGTTCTACCTGATCGGGATGTACTGGCTGATCTGCGGCTTGGTGCTCTGCATCTGCAAGCGGATTCTGCCGTGAAAAGGGTGGCCGGTGATGGTGGCTCGCGCGCCTAACCCACCTCACCGCTGCCGGCCTGCAACGGACGCCCAATGCTGGAAGCAATGGACCGTCACCTTAGCCCTCACCGGCGACCCAGCGCGCGATTGCCCACTCGCCCATTGCGGTCCAGAACGGCTGAGCGCGATACCAGTCGGTCCACGGCTTGTGGCCCTTCTGGCTGTTGCACATGAGGCAACAGCTGACGAGGTTCTCGCGCACGGTCAGGCCGCCGTGCACCTTGGGGATGACGTGATCGAGGGTCGGACTGCGGCCGAGCGGATCGCCGCAGTATGCACACTCGTAGTTCCAGGCGAGGTGGATCTGATCGCGCGCGGAGCGGCGTGTGACCAGGCGGGTCTCGTCAATGTGGTGCTGATCCACTGAGGTCGGCTGGCAGGGGAACGGCGTGGACTTCGAGGTCCAGGAGGTCGTCGTCGTTGCGGATGAACTCAGCGATCTGGCTGTAGATGTCTGCGGGCAGCTCCTCGGGGTCGGTGTCGGAGCGGATGATCAGCTTGGCGCTGATCTCCACGATGTAAGCCCGCATGGGAGCGGCCCGGCTTGGCCAACGGTAGCGGGTGCGACGGGTGCGCCCCGTGTGACAGTTTGCAAAGGTGCCCCGGATGCGGGGCAGGATGCCCTGTGGGCGGGGTATAGTTAGTTCATCAACGCAACCGACCGATGCGCATCCCCACCACCACCATGAGCGACGCCAGCCTGAGCATGATGATCGCCGATCTCTGCGCTCAGCACCCCAAGCTCACCGGCATCCGCAAAGAGCGCAACGCCACCTACCTCAAGGAGCTGGTGATCGAACAGCAACGCCGGGCCGCCTGAGGCCCACCACCACCACTATGGAAAACACACTGCTAGGCCGCTGCGTAGCGGCCCTTGGCGACGCCTACGAGCTGACCAGTGATCTTGAAGACTGGCGCGACACTTGCACAGCCGCTGTGCTGGAGCATTTGGCCTTCGAGCTGCTGGTGCTGCACCAGCAGGATCCGCGGCTTACCGTCTTTGAGATTGCCCGCATTCTCCGCGAACAGTCCCACCCATGACCTACATCCTCCGCATCGGCCCGTGGCACGTCGGGCCATTCCCGACCCACATCGCGGCCCAGCATTTCGCCGAGACGCACGGGTGCGACGACTACACCCTGGTCCCGCTTGATGACCCTGCAGAGGCGCCTGGCCGGATCCACCGCCTGCGCATGGCGGAGCTGAAGCATCCGATGGCGCAGTCTGCGCGAATAGTGCGCGAACGGCCGTGGCCTCATAACGAAAGCGCCCGCTAAGTGCTTGACCTAGCGGGCGAATCTGGTTGCGGGGACAGGATTTGAACCTGTGACCTTCAGGTTATGAGCCTCACTGCTGTGGCTCCTGATTGTTCACGCTGCTTCCCTAAACCTCTGCGCGCTCAATGATTTCCCGCTTGACCCGTTCCCGGTCGTTCGCGCAAGATCCTGGCCGTTCTGGGGTTTTTGCGCGAAAGGTGCGCGAATGAGCAAGCAGTGGATCGCCGATCGGAAGGTGCCGGGCCTGGGTGTGATGGTGCTGCCGTCAGGCGTGCGCACCTGGTACCTGCGCTACCGGGAGCCGAGCGGCAAGCAGCAGCACCACCGCATCGGCCGGGCCGACTCGGTCAACGTCACCACCGCGCGCGAGCAGGCCCACAAGATCCTGGCGGCTGTGGCCACCGGCCAGGCACCCACCAGTGCGCGCCAGGAGCGCCGCAGGGCGCCGACCGTTGCTCAGCTGCTTGAGCGCATCAAGCGCGAGCACTGGCGCAAGCTGCGGCCCGGCAGCGTGGTGAACAATGAGCTGATCTGGCGCCGCCACCTGCTGCCCGAGTTTGGCGCCTTGAAGGTTTCAGAGCTCCAGCAGCGGCACGTGGCGGACTGGTTTCACCGCGCCAGCCTTGAGCGGCCGGTGCGTGCCAATCGCTGCCTGGAGGTGCTCAGCAAGGCGATGAATCTGGCCGAGCTGTGGGAGCTGCGGCCCGCCGGTTCCAACCCTTGCGTGCGGCTCAATGCCAACAGCGAACGCAAGCGCCGGCGCTACCTGACCAGGGAGGAGCTCAAGCGGCTGCTGGCCGCATTGGACACGTTCGCCGAGGCCGGTGTGCGGTGGCGGTTTGCGCAACTGATTCGGCTGCTGCTGGTCACCGGCTGCCGCGTGCGGGAGGTGATGTGCGCGCGATGGGACTGGCTCGATCTCGATGCAGCGGTGCTGCTGGTGCCGGCCGAGGCCCACAAGACCGGACAGGATGGCAACGATCGCAAAGTGCATCTACCACCCGCGGCCATTCAGATCCTACGAGAGCTACGGCAGCGGTCCAACAGCGCCTGGGTGATCGCCGGCGATGATGACAGCCACCTGGTCGGCTACTGGCGGATGTGGGACGACCTGCTGGCCGCGGCCGAGATCCGCAACCTGCGGGTGCATGACCTGCGCCACAACTTCGCCAGCCTCGGTGTGAGCGCCGGGCTGAGCCTGCCGCAGATTGGCGGCCTGCTGGGCCATGCCAGCCCGCAGACCACCCAGCGGTATGCGCACCTCATCGATGAGGCTGCAGCGGCCGCCGCGGCCAAGGTGGCGGCGCTGGTGGGCTAGCCCTTGCTGGCCGTCACGGCTGCGTCCTGGTTGTAACGGCCGGTGATCGCATAGCTGCGCGCCGGGATGCCCTCCATCTTGTGGAAGACCATCTGCCCGATCTTCATGCCGGGCCACAGCGCGATCGGGTGCATCCGCCGCGCGTTCTGCAGCTCCAGCGTCAGCCGGCTGCCATGCCACCCTGGATCGCAGTAGCCGGCCAGCAGGTGCTCCAGCCCTTCACGGGCGCGGCTGGACTTGAGCACGAACTGCGCGGCGATTGAGTCGGGCAGGTTGAAGATCTCGCGCGTCTCCGCCAGGCAGAACTCACCCGGCTGCAGCCAGTAGGGATCCTCGGCCGTGTGGCCGCTGATGCCATGAATCTGCAGCTCGGGGCTCTCGGCCACCTCGATCATGATCCGATCGCCCAACAGCACGTCGATGCTGGCCGGGTTTACCAGCCCAGGATCGAACGGCAGCACCATCGCGTGCTTCTTGCACAGGTGGTGGATCTCGTAGTCGGGGAGAGGCACGCGGTCGTCAGTAAATCCAACGCACCCTAGGGCTGCCCTGACGGATGCCAAGGTGCACAAAGCCCTTGGGTGCGCCGTAGCCCAGCGAGTAGGGCCACTGCCTGTCGCACCAGTCCTGCACCGCGTTGATGTCCACGCCGTCGATGAAGAAGTCCACCGCACCGACGCCTGGCGCGTCGTAGAGGTGCTCCGACTGGCTGGCGCCACCCACGGCCCGGTTGATGGCAGCGGGCCGGTAGCCGGAGGTGATGATCACCGCCTTGCCGTCGAACCGTGCGCGCGCCTTCTCGAGGAACTGCGCCAGCTTCACCGCGGTGTCGCACTGATGCTGGTGATCGAAGCGCCGCCCCTCCTGGTTCAGCGCGAACTCGCCGTAGGTGATGTGCGGCGTGATCTTGAAGCTGAACGGCGACTCGGGCGTGAACGTCGCCTCGATCGGCCCAGTGGTCTGCCGCTCTCGGCCCCACAGATCGCCCTCAGCGATGCGGCGCCGCTTTAGGCCGGCCTCGACGTTGGTGCCAGGGTTGCGGTAGAGCAGCAGGGCATCAGGCACGCCGGGCCAGTCCTTCTCGCGCAGTCGCTTGCTGATGGTCTCGAAGCCCTTGGCGCCGTAGAACCCGCTGCCGAGGTTGTAGGCGAAGCTGATCAGCGCGCACTTCTGGTGGTCTGCCATCTCGCCCCAGTGCGGCACCGTGGCGCGCAGCTTGTCAGCGATCCGATCCACCTCCTGCCGCAGCAGCATGTCTGCCTCGACGGCGTTGATCCTGTCGCCGCGCTTGACCGGCCGGCCGTCGCCGTAGCGGGTGGTCCCGTAGCCGATCGTCCACGGATCACCACCGCTGGCCGGGTCAGGGTAGGCGTCGAGGTGGCAACCCTCGAACTGCTGGATCATGCTCAGCGCCGCGCTGAGGTCCGCTTGCTTGCCGTCCTGGCTCCAGGTGTTGAACCACGCCCGGTCACGGCGCATGGCCGCGGCGTAGCCGTTCACCGCCAGGTCTTGCTCCAGCTGGCTGATGGCCGCGGCCTGATGCGGCGCGCCCTTGAAGTAGCGGAACAGCTGCTCCAGTGTGATCGGGGCGGCGTTGGCCATTGCTCAGCGGCGCTTGGGGAACATCATCCGGCCAGCCTGCAGCAGCAGCTGCAGCCAGCTGTTGGACTTGAGCGGCGACAGGGCGATGATCTCGCTGCCGGCAGCGATGACGATGGCGATGATCGCGGCGGTTTCGGGGCTCATGATGTCCATGGCGATGCCCTCAGGTTACTTGCGCATCTCAAGAGCACGAACGCGCTGATCGAGCTGTGCTAGCTCGGCCCTGCTGTCGTTCTTCAGCTCCTCGACGGCGCGGGCCATCTGCTGAACGGTGGCCTCAACGCGCGCGAACTGCACCTGCATGGAGATGAGCAGGGCGCCGATGGCGAACATGCCGGCGCCGAGTGCTGCCGGGAGGGAAGCAGCGAACACGCCGCCGACCGTCTTAGGTTCGTCCGCCATCGGCTGATCCGGGCACGCTTCCATCGTAACGATCGAAGGGATCAGGCCTGCCGGCGAGGATGGCAAGAGCGCGTCGGTAGTAGTGGTTCTCGGTCTTGCCCGCTGCTTCCAGCGCGTCGCGGATCTTGCGCCAGTTCTCGCGGGTTTGACCGTCCATTACTGCTCCAGCTCGGCGGCTCGCAAGGCGGGCATTCGCTCGTTATAGACGTGCCGGTAGTAAAGCAGCCATCCGGTGACGCGCCAGAACCAAGCGCGGAAAGTGTCGGTCTGCACAAGCTGATCGTCTTCTGCGAGGGTCAAGTCTCCACTTTTGTAGGGGCAGGCGATCGGTGTGATGCCGCGCAGGAAGTAGGCCGCGCGAGCGATGGCCATCGAGCGGCGCATGTGGAACTGGTCAGTGACGACCAGCACGCGACGGGCGCGAAGGGTGCGCAGGAGCGGCAGGGTCTTAGTGAAGTTGGTCACCGTGTCCCATGCCTTGAAGTCCAAGTGACAGCGCTCGAGGTTGACGCCGAGCAGCTGCAGCTGGCGGATGATTTCAGATCGCGGCAGCTCAGAGCTGATGACCACTTGAGCGGTGGGGTGCTGCCATGCCAGCTCTGCGGTTTTCTCCAGCCGGGCGATGTTGCCACCGAGGTGGAGAATCACGGTGCTCATCGCCCCTGCCCTCTGAGCGGCTTGCGACCGCGCCGGCGAGGCCTGCTGTGGGCGCCGAATCCTTGACGGGTGGTCTTGGGCGGCCCCGGCTGATGCTCAAGACGTGCGGTGCCTTGCTTGCTGCGGACGGCCATGTCTTACCAAGTGGCGTGAAGGATGCGGCGCCAAGTGTTTGTAGCTGTGCAGATGTAGATGTAGGTGCCGTCCCAGCGGATTTCTCCAGCGGAGCCGGTGGCCGAAGCCGATGCTGGGGTTGACGACACGGGAAGCCGCACGGTGCCATCAGCGTTCAGCACAACGTTGTTGCTGGCCGCGCTGGGGTTTTTGATGTTGGTGGTGCTGAGCGTGCTCATGATCAGCCCTCGTAGAGAATGTTGATCGACCCCGCGTCAAAGGTGTCGGTGCCGTTGACGGTGGTGAGGCGGATGCGGTCGAGTGCCCCAGAGAGAAGAACGGAGCCACCGCCTGCGCAAAACGTCAGGCTCCCGATTGTCCCCGACCAGCTGAAGACCCAGGTGTTGTTACCCATGGCAGTGAAAAGCGCACTCCCACTGTAAAAAGACCCGGCAGCCGATGCGCCAGAAAGAATGAACCCCGTGGTGGCGTTGGCGATGACACTGGCTCCCGCGTTTAGTGCATACCCAGCGTTGACGCTGTAGCCAGTAGTTACAAAAGATCCAGATCCCAGTTGAAGCTGCAAGATAGACGAGCCGTTTCCGCTCACCCCGTTAAGCATCACCGAAACCTTCTTCACCCAGCTTGGGATCCCGGTGAAGTCGATACTGGTGCCGCTGGTGGTGTTCTGAGCGGTGGCGAGCACCATGCGCCCATTCACCCAGCTCAGGTTGCCGGCGCCATCAGTGCCGAGAATGTTGCCATCGCTGCCATTGCCTGTCGGCAGCCTGAGCGTGTTCGATCCAGCCACCGCCGGAGCGTCGATCTCGGTGTAGCCGGAGGTGGAGCCGTTGAGTCTGAGGGTCATGGCTTCACTCGTAGAGGATGTTGATGGAACCGGCGTCGAAGGTGTCGGTGCCGTTGGCGGTGGTGATCCTCACCCGATCAAGCGTGCCAAAGAGGGTCTTGACCCCGCATGTGATGACCAGGCTGGGGATGCCGACTGAGAACAGGCCAGTGCCGGCCCACGTGCCAGTGGCTGCGTCCTGCTGCACCAACGTGAGCACACCGCTGAAGACGTTGGCGGCAAGGCTGGTGTAGAGCTGCCAGCCGTTGGTGTAGTTCGTGACGGCGTTGGCAGCCGTGGTGATGCTGGTGGTATTTGCCGAATAGCCGGTGGTCTGCACGCCGCCGCTGGTGCCGATCTGAAACATCGGCTGCGCGGTGCCATTCGTGCTCACGCCGCTCAGCATCACCGTGACGCGCTTGGCCCAGCTGGGGATGCCGGTGAAGTCGATCGAGGTGCCGCTGGTCGAGGCCTGAACGGTGGCCGCAATCGGACCCACGCCGGACGTGATCCCCGTGACTGGTCCTGATCCATCGAGTGAAATGGGCATGATCCTTTCGGTTAGACGATCACCCAGCTGGCGCCGGACGGCACGGTGACCGTAATGCCTGCGTTGATCGTAACGGGGCCGGCCGATACGGCATTCTTGTTGGTGCTCAGGGTGTAGTTGGTAGTCACTGTCTGGTTGTTCTCCAGAAACACCGTGTCACTGCCGCCACCTGTTGCGCCTGCGCCGAGCTGGCCCCAGAGAGTGCCGTTGTAGCCCTCAAACTGTCCAAGCGTGCTGTTGAAGCGGATCATGCCCGAGTTGGGCGTTCCAGGGCGTTGGGCTGTAGTGCCTACAGGTAGGTCGAGGTGGCCGGTTCCGCTCAGCAGCACATCGCCGCTAAAGGTGGCTGTGCCGCTGAAGGTGGGGCTGGCTGCGGTGGCTAGGCCAAGGTTGGCGCTGGCCAGCGTGCCGATCGTGATCCACGCGCTGTTTGCTGCGTTGCGCAGCTTCAGCAGGCCCGTGGTGGTGTCCGCCCACCACTGGTAGGCGTAGGTGGTGCTGGGCTGCGCTGCGCCGCTGTTCTGGCTGACGATTGCCGCCAGCGCGTTGTTCAGGTCCTGCCGGAAGGCAAGGCCGGACTGGTTGGCCAGGTTGTAGTCGTGCTGAGCCATGCCTTAGATCTGCCTCCCGAACCCGATGGCTGTGTAGGTGAACTGGCGGCTCACGGCACTGCCGGCGCTGTTCCTGAATGTTACTTGGAATCCGGTCCGCGTCACGGAAGCTATCGCGAAGTAGTCGCCGGTGGCCATGTTGAACCCCGTCACGCCGACACTGGGCGGATCAAAGAAGGCATTCGTGAAGATGACCGTATACGTGCCAGCGCCACTTGTCAGCACCGCAGACTGCTCGGTGCGTTGCTGCAGCTCCAGCTCGGCGCCTAGCTCCACGGTGATGATGTTTTGCGTCGGGTCGGTGCTGGTGGCCACCGTCTTGAACTGGAAGCCACGGCCCCGCACAATCGCGTTGGCGAACTCGCGCCAGGTGCTCCAGGTTGGTGTGCCGCTGGGGTCGTCCTGCGTGGTGCGCACGTAGGTGAGCGCGTTCACGCGATCGGCGTCGGTGCCGTCGATGAAGTCCCAGGTGTCGATGTCATCGAGGTGGTCATCCCAGAAGTCGCCGGGGATGTAGGGCAGCGTGACCAGCCGGCGGCGCAGGTTGCAGTCGAACACGCCGGGAAAGGCGTAGGTCGAGCCGAACTCGTATTCGCCCGCCGGCAGCACGCCGCCCACGCTGTCGATCGATGCCAGCGCGTCCCAGTCTCCGTCAGTGGCCATCGCGTCCACCGTGAGGCCGGTGCTCAGGATCAAACCGCTGACGCCGCCTGCTTCGGCCAGGTTGGCCACATAGAACATGTCGGTGTAGTTGCCGTTGAAGGGCGGGCTCTCCAGCTCCTCGGCATAGGTCTGCACCAGCTGCCGCGGCTGCGGTGTGGGCAGGTCCACGATCACGGTGCTGGCCACCAGCGACCGGCGGCCGCCGTCATCCTCGAACTTCACCAGATAGGTGCCCTCGAGCACCGGCACCTGCTTCTGTGTCTGGCTGCCGGCTGCCGCGGCCACGATCTCTTGGCTCTCCTCCCAGATCGCGCCGGTGAGCAACACGCTGTGGCGGATCAGCACCTTGCCGCCGAGCACCACGTCCAGCTCGGGGGAGCGATCCCAGCTGAGGATGGCGCTGGCGTTGTCGATCGGGATCAGCGACAGGCCGGTGACGCTCTCGGGTGGTGCGGTCTTGCCGAAGGCCTGCACGGTCAGCTTTGCCGGCTCCACCGACTGCCGCAGCGCTGCGTTGATGCTGTAGACCTGCACCTCATAGACGCCGGCCGTGGTGTCGAGGATCTCGAAATCAGGCCGCGCCTGTGTGGTGCTGGTCCAGTTGCCGTTTTGCGGCCGCCAGCGCACGCGATACTCGTTCACGCCGACCACAGGCTGCCAGCTGATGATCAGCTTGGCCAGCGCGCGTCCGTTCAGCTCATAGAGCGTCTCGGCGGCCTGCAGGTTGGTGGGCGCCTCCGGGATGATGTTGAGGTCGGTGATGTCTCGCGGCTGCAGCGCAGCGCCGCGCTCGATGTAGTCGTACTTGCTGGCGTTGTAGGCCAGCGCGCTGATCGCGTACTTCGCCCCGTCCTGCTCCTGCACGCTGAGCACGCGCCAGGTCGAGGTTTGGATGTTGGATGTCTGGTAGAGCCACACGCTGTTCGCGTTGGGCGCTGCGGCCAGCGGGGTGGCCAGGCTGACCACGTTGCCGGCGATCGTTGTCACCGCTCTGCTCTGCACCGTGCCATCGGGCAGGATCACTGAGAGGGTGGCGGCTGCACCAGCTGCGATTCCGCTGGCATCATCGACGGTCACCGAGGTGGTGGTGGCTGCAGTGATGCGGCCGCCGCGCCGTGAGCCGGCCTTTACCGGGTCGCTGATCTCGATGATCTGCCCCGGTCGCACCAGCACACCGGCATCGATCGATGCGGTGAAGCTGACCACCTCGCCTTCGTACTGCTCGGAATAGAGCAGCCACTCACCGATGCGGCTGGCTTGGCCGCGGGAGGTGCAGGCGAAGGCGCTGATCTGCGTGGACACCACGCCGTGCTTGGCAATCGCGGTCTGATCCTCGACCACCTCGTAGGCAATGTCGCGCAGGCTCAGGTCGAGGTAGCTCACCACCGCCACGGTCGGGCGGGTCTTGCGGCTGCTGCCCTGGTAGCTGAAGCCTTCCTCGGAAACGTTGGCCAGCGTGAACAGGTAGGCCGAATCGGCCGGCCGGTCCTGGCTGATCGTCAGCGCGCCGGTGCTCCAGTACGGCATGGCCCGGAACACCGAGCACATGTCATTGATCAGCTTGTAGGCCTCCTCAGCCGTCTGGATGTTGACGTTGCAGGAGAAACGCGGCTCGGTGCCGCCAAAGCCGTTGGGCACCAGCTCGGAGGCATACTGGCTCGCGGCATAGAACGCCCATTTGTCGAGCTGCGCGGCCTGGATGTGATCTCCGAAGCCGTAGCGCGCGGAGGTCAGCAGATCCCACAGGATCCACGCCGGGTCCGAGCACCACTGTGCAGCGCCGAAGCTGCCATTCCAGATGCCGCTGTAGACCAGCCGGCCGTTGGTGGCGTCCACCGTCGCATTGGACGGGATGCGCACCTTGATGCCGCGGATCAGGTAGGAGCGGCTTGGGATGCTTGAGAACTGCTCAGCGTCCACCCGCAGGCCGACCAGCGCGCTGTTGGGGTAGCGCAGCTTGGCGTAGGTGATCTCGGTGTAGCTGGTCCAGGTGAAAGTGTTGGCCAGCTTCGCGCTGCTGCTGTCCGGCGTGATCCGGGTCACGCGGATGTCGGCCGGGGTGCTGCTCAGCGCCACCAAGTAGTCGCGTTGATAGGCGTCAGCGGTGCGGCCGGCGATCGTGTCATCGATCACCGTGGTGTAGCCGCCGCCGCCGTACTGCACGGCGATTTGCAACCGCACGTCGGTGCCGTTGATGTCGCCTTGGTTGGTGAACTCCTGCAGCTGCGGCACCGTGATGGTGATCCGTGCCGCGTCCACATTCGCGTCGGTGATCGTGCGCACGATCGGCGTGGCCTGCTGCACCTGCACGCCCACCGGCTTCGCATCCTCGACGCCAGGCGATCCGGGGATGTAAGCCTGATCCTGCGTGCCGTTGCGGGTGTAGACGGTGACGTTCTGGAAGTTGTAGGTGCCGTTGGCGTTCTGCAGCGGCGTGTTGTTCAGAAAGATCGACTGCGCGCCGGCCTTCAGGCCCTCGATCTCGCCTTCGCTGAGCAGGTCCAGCAGCTGCGCATACTGCGAGCTGTTGAGGTTGTCGCCTGCTTCTGTTGGCGTGCGCTGCTCGCCGCCACCGCCGCCCTTGCCGCCGCCGCCGCCTGCGCCAGCGATCACGCCGAGGCCAAGGCCTGCATTGTGAACGCGAATCCCGCCGGCGATGAAGGTGTGGTGGCCCTCAACGGTCAGGTTGTAGACGGTGCCGACGCAGAACTCAGCGCGGTCCACGATCGGCCGCAGGTGGCCGTTCTCATCCACCAAGCAGTCGTCACCGCCCAGCGTGTCGATCTCCACGAACGCGTTGAACTGGTTCAGCACCCAGTGATTCGGCGTGGCATCCAGCGCGGCGCCGCCCCACAGGCGGTAGCGGTTGACCCGCTCGCCTTCGTGGACGTGAACCTTGAGCACCTTGGCCTGGTGGACCGTGCCCCGGTCATCGAAGCTGAGCACCAGATCGCCGGGGTGTAGCTCATCGATGCGCCGCTGCCCATCGGGCACCCGAACCAGCGTGTGCCCTAGGAAGCACCCACCGCCACCTGCGCCGACGATCCTGCTCATCCGGCCACCTGCACAGTGTCAACGCCGGCCGAGATCACGACCGAGCCCACCAGCGTCTCGCCGTAGACGATCGGCACGGGCACGCCCTGGCGGCTGGTCTGTTGGATGCCGGAGAAGCTGTAGGACTTGCGCGGGTCCTGGTCGGTGTTGGATGCCGCGCCCTGCGGCACGTTCGGCACCGGCGTGAGCAGCTGCGCCACCCCGCCGAGCACCAGGCTGGCGCCGACACCGATCAGGATCTGAGCGCCAAGGGCGCCGATGCCTGGAACGAAGAAGCCAACAACCAGCAGTGCCACGCCGGCAATGATCCGCCCCACCGCGCCAGCGCCAGCCAGCACGGGGACAATCTTGATCTCCTGCTGCCCGGCCGGGTCGTGGATCTCCTCGAGGCTCAGGTCATAGCCGCCGACGCTCACCCGGTAGTGCTGGTCGGCCATGTGCTTCTCGAGCTGCGGGAAGTTGGCCAGCAGGAACCGCACAGCCTCAGCAGCGGTCGCCACCTCCGCGCGGAACACGCGCCGGCCGAGGAACTTTGCCAGCCGCCCATAGACCCGGATCTCGCGCAGCATGGCCCCGCTCAGCCTCCACCCATCGTAGTGAACTCAGGATGGCGTAACCGCCGGCCCGTGCATTTCTGCAGCCACCCGCCATAAAGGTCGCGGCTGCTCAACCTGCCGCGGATGTGATGGAGCACCAGGCCGTCGCCGATGTAGACGCCGACGTGATTCAAGCCCGGCCCGCTGATGCTCATCAGCAGCGCATCACCCACCTGCAGCTCATCCTCATCGTCCAGCTCGCGGAAGCCTGCAGCCTTCCAGCAGCCGTCGAACATCGGCGCCGCCTCGAAATCCTGCGGCGTCAGTGGGCGCTCCCAGTCGGGCAGCTGCAGGCCCTGCGCCTGCCACCAGTCGCGCGCCAGCGTCCAGCAGTCGGTGACGCCCCACGCCCATTCTCGGCCGATCAGCGGCGCCTTGTACCCCGATGGTTCGCAGCCGCCCCATGCTTCGGTCTTCGGGTTGACGATGTGCCAGGGCAGCCCGCTCTTCTCGCACGCCACCAGATCCGGCCCGCTGGGCTGCGGCGGGGTGACGGGGTGGCTGTGGATCACCGCGATGATCTCGCCGGCATCCTCGGCGGCCGCGTAGTCGTCCGGGCTCAGGATGAACTGATCGGTGCCGCCGGAGAGGTTCTGGCATGGCCAGTAGCGCTCGCGCCCTTTGACCACCACCAGCAGGCCACAGGCCTCGCGGGGATCCTCGGCTTTGGCGTGATCAAGTGCTGCGGTGCGCCAGGTCATGGTCATGCGAAGAACGTGCCGATACCGGGGAACGAGCCGTAGGGCAGATCAGCGGTCGCGCCGAAATGCGCCTTGCAGTCGTCAAGGGTCTTCTCGCAGGTGGCCAAGCCGCCGGTGTAGCCGCACTCCGCCGACTTGTAGACCCACTGGCAGATGTTCGCGATGCACTGCCGCTTGGGTGCCCGCACGCCGGCAAGGTCAAAGGATGCCGCCAGCTCGAACTCCACCACGTCGCGCGTCTCGGCCGTCTTCCGGTCGATGTAGAAGATCTCACGCGGAAACTCCGCGGTCGGATCTGGCGTGCCGTAGGGGTTGGTGCCGCCGGGGAAGTTGGCGCCGTCGATGTAGCGGGCCAGCGTGCGGATCCGCGTCAGCTTGGCGCCCTCAAGCCCATCAGGCAGGCTGAGCAGCAGCGCGGTGATGGTGCCGAGGATGTTGCTCACCCGCACTTTCGGCCGCGGCAGCTGGCCGTTACCGCTGTACTCAAAGCCCTCGGCCTCAACCGGAAAGCGTAGATAGCTGTTGCCGATCCAGATAACCTCGCCGTTGCTGTTGAGATTGACGCCTGCGTGAAAACGGTAAGTATCTACGACGCCGTGCTGGAGTGCGTTCAGCTCCAGTTCAAACAACTCAATGACAGCACTGGGCGCGGCTTTTTGGATTTCGGCTTGAAGTTGATAAAAGCCGTCGCCTTCGGCGTAACCGTTTACCCAGTATTCGGGGACAACATACAGGGGGTTGATGACGGCCATCGGTGATTAGCTCCAGGGGGGGGCGGGGTTCATTAGCTGCCCTCCATCGCTGCGACCTTGGCCTCAAGGGCTTCGATGCGCTCGTTCTGGCGCTGCACCAGATCCAGCAGCAACACCGTCAAGCGATCGTATTGAACGCCATCAGGCACCATTTCGGCGTCAGCCTTGAGTTGGCGCTTGTCATCGACTTCTTCGTAGGCATCTTCTAGGTAGGTCCAGAAGACAAGACGCGGCTCAACCTCAGCCACTTCTTCGGCGATGAGGCCGTACCAAGACCAGTCTTTGCGATCAGCTTCAGCAAGTGACCGATACCAGACCGGGCGAAGGCCAAGGATTGCATCAGCATTCTGATCTTGCAGATCTTCAATGTCAGTCTTGTACCGCCGCGAAGAGGTAGACCGCAGCAGCTGGTTTGCCGGTGAACTTGCGCTGTCCAGGAAAGCGTTAGCAGCGGATGCGGTGGTGCCGACAGACGGGAAATGAATTGTACCTCCGTTGGCGATGCGGAGGCGTTCGTTGGTCCCGCGATTTACTGAAGTACCTGACGCACCTGTAATGTTGGTGTGGAAGGAGATACCTTCGCCACTTTGGATTTTTATGTAATGCGCCGCATCAGCATTGTTCTTTTTAACTTCTTGGCCAACATCACTAGCAATAACGCCACCCCCAAATATGGCATCTGCGCTTGAAATTACCTGAGAGACGGTAGCGTAGTTATATCCTTGGTTCGCAAAGATTGCTCCACCACCGGAAGCAGAAGCATTCAAATGGAACAGGCTTGCAGGCGAGCTAGTCCCAATCCCTACGCGGCCGGAGCTGTCGATGCGGAGGCGTTCGGTGCCGGCCGTGCTCAGCGCCAGCTGGTCCGCGCCGGGGCTGTAGATGCCGGTGTTGAGGTCGCCGGTAAACGTCAGCGCAGGTGCTGCAGCCGAACCGGCAGCAATCTTCACCGCACCTGTAAACGTCGGCGCAGCGGTCTCCGCCTTGTCAGTGTTCAGGTTGGTGAAGTTGGCATCAACCTCAGCATGGGTCAGGGGGCTGCCCTTGGCGGCGCGTGTGGTGATGCTGCTCATGGCTCGAAAACCTCCCGGAACTTGGCCCTGATCTGATTATTGTTGCAGTTGCTCAGTATGATCTGCCAGCTGTCGCAGACGTATTTACCAGCCGTGCCGCGGGGTGGCGTCCAGTCGAAACTCTCCACCCCGCCGCGTGCATCGAGGAATGCTGCGATCTGATCGCGCTCGGTGTCGGTGCGGTTGGAGAAGGTCAGGTCCCACTCCTTCGGGTTGGTGTTCAGGCCGAAGCGCACCCGCTGCTCGTAGCCATCGCCGGCCTTGAACTGCCGAACGCGGGGCTGGCTGCTCTCGGTGGCCTCGAACGAGGGTGTATAGGTGAAGGTCGCCATGGCTCAATCCTAGGCAGCAAGCAAACCGCCAGGCCGTTTTTGGCGGACCAGCTCCTGCTGCACCGCCTGCGAGATCGCACGACCCAGCTGCTCGCCGCGGCCGGCGTCGCCCTGCACCTGACTGCCGCTGGCGTCCACGTTCACCACCACGTTGGTGCCACCGCCGCCGCCCTTCATCGCCACGGGGATTCGCCGGCCATCAGGCAGGGGCACGTAGGCCTCGGGCATCGAGCCCTCGCCGAACATGGCCAGCTGCGGGCTGTTGGCGATGCCGCCGCCGGCGTACTTGCGCAGGGGCAGCGGACCGTCGCTGGTCATGATGCCGCCATTGGCGAAGCCGAACGCCGAGGTGATGCCCTTCACGATCGGCGCGATCACCATGGTCTGCGCGATCTGGCGCGCGATGTCCTTCAGCACGCCGGCCGCAATGCTGCGCAGGCTGTCGCCCCAGTTGTCGGTGCCATCGATCAGCAGGTCGATCGCGGAGCCGATGCCGTTGCCGATCGAGTTGGCAATGCCTTGAACCAGCTGCTTCTTCTCCTCGTAGGCCAGCTTGAGGCGCTCGAGCGCCTGCTCCTCGGTGTTGAGGCCATCGAGGATGCCGGGCTGAGAAGCCAGTCGGCCCTGCGTGGCCTTCAGGATGGCCTCGAGATTCGCACGCTGCTCCGCAGTGATGTCCTTGCTTTGCAGGTCCAGTACCAGCTGCTGCTGCAGCGCCTGCAGGCTGGCTGTTTCGGCCGTTGCGGCCCGCTCACGCTCTACGGTCTGCCGGGCCAGCTCAGGGCTCAGCCCACTGCGCTGCAGCTCCAGCAGCCGCTCGAAATCTTCCCGCTGTTCACGCACCGACTTGCGCTGTTGATCCAGCTGGCTGGTGATGGTGCCGAGCTCGGCTTGGCGGCTGTTGACCAGCTCACCGGCAGCCGCGGCCAGGCCGGCCGATCGGTTGGCGCCAGATGCTGCATCGAGCCGCCTGCCTGCCGCATCAATGTCGCTCATGCTGACGCCAGAAGCCGCTGCAGCAGCCGCACCGGGCCGGCCGATCAGTTGCCGCGCGCTGCCCACCGGACGGGCCACAGAGCCGCCCTGCAGGTGCAGGAGCCGCATCCGGCCCTCGGGGGTGTCGATCTCCACCGCGTAGCCGCCGGCGCCGGTGAAGCCCAGATCACGCAGCAGGCTCGCGCCGCCCTTCAGGCTGACGCCGCTGCCGGAGGGAGTGCCGAAGTCGATGCCGCGGTGGAAGCTGCGGCCGAACAGGTTGCGCGGGCCGTAGCCGCTGGTGACGCCAAAGCTGGAGGGGCTGCGGCCGTTCACGCTCAGGTAGCGATCGGCATCAGCAGCCGTGATCCGCCGGCCATCAGCCCAGCGCGCGTCAAGGTGCGGGCCGGTGCTCTGCCCCGTGCTGCCGGTGCGGGCGATGATGCCGCCCGGTGCCATCGGAACGCCCATGGCACCAGCAGCGCCGCGCGCACCTTCGCGCATCTTGGCCGCCATCTTCTCGGCGCCGTCCACCAGGATGTCCCGGATCCCGCGCGCCACGTTCAGCTTGTAGTCCTCGAGCGTGCGCTCGAGCTGCACCTTCCGATCGGTGGCGTTCTGCTCGATCTGGATCTTCTGCTCGGTGAAGCGCCGCGTGGCTTCGTTGAGCCGTGCCTGGGTGTCGAGCGCATCGGTGCCAAGCCCAGCGCCGCGCAGCCGCTGCCGCTCGGCCTCCAGGGCGAAATCCTGCTGCTGTTCCTGCACCCGCCGCCGGGCTTCAGCCGTGCTGCGCTCCAAGTCCAGCCGCTGGTCGCCCAGCTGCCGTTCGAGGTCAGCCGCGCGCTGGATCGACTGCTCGCGGAAGTCCGCCAGCCGCTTCTCCATGTCCTCGCGGGTCTTCAGCTGATCGGCCAGGTTCTTCTTGGCCTTGTCCATCGCTGACCGCTCTGCGGCAGATGCGCGCTCGCGGGCCGCCCGTTCCTGCGCCTCCCGCTGGCTGGCGCTCACCTGATCCGCCGGCCGCGTCTGTTGCTGCAGCAGCTCTTGAAAGATCTCCTGCTCGCGCTTCAGCAGGAACTGGTTTTTCGAGCCCTGCTGGAAGAAGGAGAACACCCCGAACTTGTCGGTGGTCTCGCGCGCCGCCTGTTGGTTGGCCTGCACCCGCAGCTGCGCACGCCGGCCTGCTTCGCCGTTGCCGGTGATGCCGCCGAGCACGTCGCTGGCTTCCTTCAGTGCCCCGGTGAAGTTGCGCAGCAGGCTGATCGCCGTAGGCCCGAAGATCCGCGCCAGCTCGATGCCGAGCTCCTGCGTGGCAACCTGGAAATCCTTGATCGCCTGCTGGCCGGTCTGGAACTGTTCGTTCAGCTTGCCCAGCTGCGTGTCGTTCAGCTTGCCCAGCGCGCGCAGCACCACGTCGGTGGTGACCTTGCCCTCAGCGGCCAAATCCTTCAGCTCGCCGATCGTGACGCCGAGCTCCTTTGCGATCGCCTGCGCTGCCAGCGGCGCCTGCTCGCGGATCGCGCGCAGCTCTTCACCCTGCAGCACGCCGGACGCCAGGCCCTGCTTCAGCTGGATCAGCGCGTTGCTGGTCTCCTGCGCCGTGGCGCCGCTGTTGCGGGCCGCAGCAGAGAAACCGATGAAGGCCTTCTCGAGCTCGGCCAGCGTGATGCCAGTGGGGCGCAGCGAGGCGTAGAGGCTGGCGAAGCTCTGCTCCGCTTCGGTGTTGCTCAGCCGCAGCGTCTTGGCAATGCGGTCGGTGGCTGCCAGCGCCGCGTTGTATTCGCCGAACTCATTGGCGAGCGCGCGCAGGCGCACCCGCGAGCTTTCTGCGTCCAGACCCACCTGCCCGATGCCCTGCACGCCGCGCCTGGCCAGATCAGCGCCCTGCACCGCCAAAGCGCCCGCGACGCCACCTGCAGCGCCCGCCAGCAGCGCTCCGCCGCGTGATAGGCCGCCCGATGACGATGCAGTGCTCTGGAAGCGCTGCAGCCGCCGCTCAGCGGCCTCGATGTCATTGGTCAGCAGCTTGAACTTCCGGCTGCCGAACTCAGCGTTATCGCGCAGCGCCTTCAGCGCGCCGACAGTCCGCTGCAGACCCGCGACGGTGTTGTTCGAGGCGCTGCCGAGCGCCTTGGTCGCGGTGTAGAGCTGATCGAGCGATCGCTTGCTGACGTTGCTCTGCTGGCTCAGGCCCTGCAGGTTGCGCTTCAGCTGATCGAGCCCCGTGCCCTCCAGCTTTGCGGTGAACTTGATCGCCGTGTCGAGGGTCATCGCCATGGCTCAGCCCTCCCGGTTCATCGCTGCCAGCGCCGCGCCTTCCATCACCTGCAGATCCTCCAGGAGCGCGCGCTGGTCTTGCACTGAGTACATCTTAAAGAGCCAGGCCAGCACCGAGTAATCGAGGCCGATGGCCCCGCCAGCACTGGTGCGCCATTGCGTCTGCACCCGGCACCACATGTCGATCGCGTCCCAGTTCTCCGGCCACACCTCGAACTCATCCCGCTCCGGCTCCTCGATGATCACGCCGAACGCGGCCGCGTCATCGTCCAGCTGCTTGCCGCTGTCTTTCCCGCCGCCGGCCCAATGCTCGGCGGCGGCTATCAGTTTTTTCTCTTGCCTTTGCTGAGGCTGTCGAGCCAGCTGCTGACCACGGCCGCGGCCACCAGCGGCACGTTCAGCAGGTCGGCCTTGGCCTTCTCGCTGTAGGGCACCTCGCCGCCCTTGCCGTCCTGGATGCCGCTCCAGCCCACCAGCACCTGATCGCAGAGCTCATCGTCGGTCAGGTCGCCCGACTGAATCTGGTCCCAGATCTCGCGGATCCGCGCCTGCGGCAGCCGCTTGAACTCGGCGTCGAAGGTCTGTTTGTCGAACCGGCCACCGTCGATGGGGAACTCGACGGTGACCGGCCAGGTGTACGACTCGCTCTGAGACAGAACGAATGCCATGCAGGGCTCCTATCAGGTGAAGGCCAGGCTGAACTCGTTGTTGCCGGCCGTGGTGGGCAGCGAAACGTAGGGGATGCTGAGCATCTGAACGCCGTCGCTTTCCGAATAGGTCGGCTGAGTCACGTCAGACTGGGGCGAGCTGAAGGTTACTCGGTTGCCGGCAGTCGTGCCATGCAGGAACGTCAGGTTGCCGGTGGTGCTACCAAGAGCATCCGTGAAGTAGTTCTTGGTGGCCAAGGTCACCGCCTCAATCATCACAGTGCCGGCAGGCTTGCGATCAGTTACGAGAACCTCCTTGGTGCAACCAATCAGCTCGCGATAGACGATGTCATTCGCCAGGTTGAAGTCCACCGACATGAGGCAGCCGGAGTAGCTCATGAAGGAGAACGCCGACGTGTTGCCGTCGCGGAAGATCAGCGGAGTGGCCTGCGCCGCATAAGTCACAGCCGGCTGTGCTGTATCCGTCGGGGCGTTGTAGATGCCGGTCATCTCAAACTGCAGCGTCGGGATTTGACCCAGCTGGCAGTTCATCGTGAAGGTGCCACGGCAGCCAGTCAGAACATGCTGCACACCGTCCACGTTGTAGAGGATGGTGCAGCTGCTGAAGGCGGAGCTCACCGGCGCGTAGGTCACCGAAGTCGATGCCACGGTGGTCGCGGCAGTGCCACAGGCCAGCAGCAGCGGGCCGAAGCGGGGAGCGGTGCCAGCGGTGCCAGAACCAGCCAGCTCCACCTCGCAGCTCACACGCACGCGGGGGTTGGCCAGCAGCGCGTCGCTGTTGCCCAGGTAGGGGCGGATCAGGTCACGGCTGACCACGTCCGCCTCGAGCGGGGTCACTTCCAGGTTGCGGACCAGCACGGCATCGGTGCCAGCAGGGGTGCTGTTGGTGCCGTAGGTGGCTTCAGTCTTCGCCAGGATCAGGCGTTTGCGGCTCAGGAGCGGCATTGCTCTCTACCTCGTCAGGTTGGGAGGGTTGGGCCGGCTCCGTCCGCTCGATGAGCTTCCGCTTGCCGGTTTTGGGGTCCAGCAGGTATTCGCCGCCTTGTCCCCAGTATTCGTCCACCATCGTAGCCATGATCAGCTCGCGAGATTTGTGACAGAGGTCCGATACAGCACACGATAGTCGCACTGGATCTCACCGGCTGCGCCATCAGCCTCGGTAAAGACGAAGGTGACATTCGTGGGCTGAACGTCGATCGCGTAGCCGCCCAGCGTCAGGTCGGCCATCAGCTTGCTGTGCAGGCTCTCGATGATCGGGTCGGCCTGCTGGTCCGGGATGGCCCCGCGCACGATCACACTGACCCGCACCGTCATCGACCAGTCGAGCGTTGGCAGGCTGGTGTTCTGCTGCGCCGTGTCGCTGATCGGTTCCACCACGATGGCGGGGCTCTCCTCACGCGCGATTGGTTCCACCCGCGTGCGGTAGATCCGCGTGCCGACGCCCGTGGTGTCGGTAAGCGCTGTGCGGATGGCAGCCAGGATGGTCTCGCGGCGGGTTGTCATCAGTAGTCGGTCTCCAGGTAGCAGCTCATCAGGGCGATGCCGATGACGCTGCTGGTGCCGCCCACGCTCATCCAGCCACGTTGGGTCAGAAGCGTGGTGGTGGTTGGCATGTTGGTGTTGATCGTGCCAGAGGCCGTGGCTCCGGTGCCGAGATCGGTCACGGTGTAGCTCACCGACTGCGTACTGCCGGGGGGTGAGAACATCACCAGCTCATAAGCCTTGGTGCGGTCTGTTGTTGGCACGGGAAAGCTGGCGCCGAGGTTGACCTTGGTGATTGCAGCAGTGCCCCGGTGCATGATCTGGATGTTGGCGTCTGCCGCGTCCCAGCCCATGCCGACGATGTTGGTGATCGTGCTCGGCTCAACGTCGGTCGGCGCGGCAGTGGTGTTGGCCATGCCGACAAAGGCACGGTTCGTGGTTGTTGCCACGCCGGTGGCTGGTCCCCAGCGGCAGACATAAAAGAAGCCGCCTTCATTCGCAGCAGCGCCGCCGACCGTCCAGCCCAGGTTGGGGTAGCGCCAGCCGGCAACCGCTGTAGTGGCTGCGGTCGTAACGAGATACTCAAGGCGCTGCGTTCGCGTCTGCCTGTTGGTGGTGGCGATGTTGGCGGATGTTGCGGTGCCTGTTGCGGTCAGCGTGGCAATGCCCAAGGCAACAGGAGCGTTCGATCCACAGGCGCCCTGCCAGATGCTCACGCGGTTCTGAGCAAATGTCGGCTGCAGTACAGCAGCGGCCGATGTGGAGCTGTTCTTGAAGCTCGGCATGGAGCGGCCGCCGATTGACAGCGCCGCGAGCTTGCTGCCTGCTCCCGGTGCGGTCGCTGCAGCGTTGTCCGCAAGAACCAGATCGCCCTCGTGGATCGTCACATCACCAGCGCCAGCCAGAGCGCCGGCGTTGTTGAACTGCACCTGACCCGTGCTGCCGCCCGCGCCAGCAGCTGGAGCGGATGCCCAGGTCGGGGTTGCGCCAGCGCCGGCTGATTGCAGCACCTGGCCGGATGTGCCAGCAGAGCCGCTTAGCTCAAGCGGGCCACGGAAGTTCGCGCCTGTGAGCAGGTTGACGGTCATCAGCCAACCACCACGACGCGGTAGGCGTTAGAGGCTGGAGCAGAGGCGAACACCACCGTCAGCGTGTTCACCGTGGCGTGCGTCACATCGGTGATCACTTCCTCGCCGTTGCTGTTCTGGAAGACCGTCACAGCCACATCGAGGCTGTTGAGGTTGTGCGTCACCGTGTAGCTGGTGTTCGTGCCGTCGCCGATGCTGACCGCGAACTTCTTGATGCGGCCGCTCCAGCTGGCCAGCTTCAGCGGCGTGACAAACCGCAGATCGTCGGTGCCGGTGTTGACCTCGGCCTGCGTGGCAATTTCAGCGATGCCGGAGGTCGTCTCACTTGCAGCAGGCGCGGAGGTGCCGAACGTGACCCAGCTGATGTTGCTGGAACCGATCGTGCCGTTGATCTGATCCTGCCGGTAGGTCGTGGCGGCGCTGGTGCCTTCCTCGACCGTTGTGACGGCTTGCTCCAGCTCGGGGAAGGTGCTGGCGTCCAGCGAGCGCGTAGCAGCGCTGGCGGCCCCGTTCCAGATGTAGATGCCGTTTTCTGATGCTGTCGATTGAGCCCGCACCAGGATGCGGTCGCCCGACGCCATCGTGATGCCGTCGATCGTGGCACCAGGGCTGGCCAGGTTCAGGTTGGCCTGCGTCGCGACTCGGCAGCCGTCCTTCCATGCCAAGCCTTCGACCAGCGAGTCCACATAGGACTTCGGCACCGCGTCGCCTGTAGCTGACGGGCTGGGCAGGTTGATGACTTTGGAGACCGACTGGAAGTCGAAGTCTGTGAAGATCTTCTTAGGCATCTCAGATCAGCCTCGCGAAGCCAGCGACGGGGACTGCAAACACGATAACCGTGGTGTTGACGCTGGGATGCGACACATCGGCTTCAATCTCCTGGCTGCCGCTGTCGAACACCTCCACCGACGGAACCACGCCGCGGTTGTGGTTGATCGTCCAGGTTGCGGCCGGCGATGACTGCGTGAACACGTAGGCGGCGCCTTCGTCCTGGCCATCCACCCATTGCGCGCCGTCGTACTTCAGCACCTCGCCGGCTGTGGGACTGGTCAGCTCCACATCGGTCAGATCTGACAGGCCGAATGTCCGCGGGTTCTGGCCCGGTGCGGTGCTGCTCGGCGCCAAGCGCTGCAGGCCGATCTCGACCATGGCGCCATCGTCCAGCTTGCGCACCTCGCGCACCTGGTAGTTGACCCCATCCACCGTGATGCCGTCGCCGAACAGCAGGCCGCCGAAATCAGCAGCGCGCGCCGTCAGCGAATAGTCGGTGGTCAGCACCATGTCGCCCGAGATGATCTGGCTCGGCATGTCCAGGATCCCGAGCGCAGAAATGGCGCCAGCCGTGCAGCTGACGCCAAAGTCGTTCAGGAACACCGTCAGGTCTTCACTGATCGCCATCGGCCTTCACCTTGCGCACGCGTGGCTTGGGCTCCTCGGCCGGCGCCTCGACAGCGCGGCCCATGCGCAGCAGCTCGGCAGCCACGTCGCTGTCCAGTTCGTAGACCTTGCCGGCCTCGAGGTATTCGCCCCGAGCAGCGCAGTCGCTTTCGATCAGAACCTTCATGAGAAAAAAAAAGGGCGGTTGCCCGCCCCGTCTCCTATCAGGTGGTGATGTCCAGGATGGCGGCGAAGCTCTTGGGATCGCGCACGGCCACGTCGTAAGTGACGATGCCGCGGACGCTGGTCAGAGCCTTGCTGAAGTCGTCGCTGTCCTCGCCCACGGTGATCTCAAGGCCGTTGCCCCAGAAGCCGACCATGGCCTGGCTGAAATCGCCCATCAGCAGGGCCGAGCACACGCCAGAGCTGGAGCCCTTGGTGAGGGTGCTGGGCACCTGGTTGGAGGCGGCCAGGGGGTAGCCGTTCAGCGTGCCGGGGGTGGGGCCGCGGCCGATGCGAGCAGCGTCAGCGTTGAACAGGAAGGGGCCGTCGCCGGTGGTGGAACCGCCAGCGCGCAGCTTCTTCAGGGCTGCCATCACCTTGTAGTTGGTGAGGTAGGCCACGGAGCCGGGGTTGACGGCGCCGTTCACGGTCATCACCGCAGCTTCCAGATCCACCACCTTCTCGAGGGTGATGGCGCCACCGTTGGTGCCCATGGCCACCGAGCCGATGCCGGAGGTCTGCATGATGCCGGTGGGCTGGCCGCTGGAACCGGAGCCGTTCAGGATGCCGAGATCGATGGCCAGGTTGATGCCATCGGTCAGGTCACGGCGCACCAGCTCCTCGATGCCAGGGGTGCCCTGCAGCAGGGTCTGGCGGCTGTACTTAGACAGGGCGGCCAGGTTCTTAGGAGCCATGGTCACCTGGTCGAAGGTGGACTCCGACTGGGTGATCGCGGTGGTCTGGGTGCTCAGGTAGTAGGTCGAGGCCACACCGGAGCGGCGGGGAATCGCCACGTTGCCGACCAGGCCAGGCATGGTGCGCACGCCCAGCTGCAGCATCACGCCGGTGTTCCGCAGGAACTCGATGAAGTCCTGATCGAGCAGGTCGGTCTGCACCAGGTTGCCGCCGGTGGTGGCGCCACTGGTCACGTAGGTGGCGCGCTGGCCGCTCAGAGCCGAGAACGGCACGAAGAACGAACGCTCGGTGGTCTTGGCCACGCCGGACTTCTCAACCTCGCGGGAGAGGTCACGCACCAAGCCAGCCTCGCGGCTCGACCAGTCGCCGGTCAGCATCGCGCGGATGCCGGCGGTGATGCTGTAGGAGGCGCGCTCCTGAGCGGCCATCTCAACGGGAGCCACGGTCTCGACGGGCTTGATGCCCAGCTTGTCGAGCACGGCAGCGCGGGCCTCATCGAGGCTGCGGCCGCCTTCGATCAGCTGGCGGCCCAGATCGGCCATGCCGTGCTTCTCGGTCAGGGCAGTGATGCCGGCAATACGGGCGCGCTCAGCCTTAGCAGCCTCGGCAGCCGCTTCAGCCCGCACCGCTGACAGGTCAGGGGTGTTTTCCATCGGAACCTCAGGTTCTGGTTGGGGGGTTGGTGATGCGGCGGGGGCCGCAGGTTGAGCGTCGAGAGCACGCCCGACGCCGACCGTTGGGTCTGCGGGTATGCTAACCACGCTCACTTCGTAAGGACTCCATCGGGTCGCTACGAAGTCTTCACCGCGTTGTTCCATGTCGGCGATCTGATAGCCGACGGACACATTGCGCAGCACGCCGTCGCGTACATCGGCGAGCACTTCCTGCGCGAAGGCATTGCGGCTGAACTTGACCGCCACGTAGCCGCGCTTCTTCTTGCCGTCGATCCAGGCCCGCTCCACCACGCCGATCACCTTGGCGGGGTCATGGTTGAACAGCAGGGGTGCGCCATCCTCTAGGCGAGCCAGATCCACCGCCTCGCGCGTGTGGGCCAGGATCTCGTTGCCGAAGTAGCGAGCAACGGGGTATTCGGAGCTGAAGGGGAACTCAATGCTGCGCTCGTCTTCGCTGACCTGGAAGTCAGCTACCTCGGCGCGCTTCAGCAGCTGCCCCTCAAGATCACGCGATAGGTCCATCGGTGTCCTCGGTGTCATCTTCGCCATTATCGTCTGCCGAGTCGGGATC